GTTAAATCAACGTCCCGAAACGCTCCTCATGGTGACAGAGGAGAGCACCCGCATTCGGTAACTCGGACGGAAAATCGGCTCATTTCCGTCCAGTCCGCACTGCGTACGTTAGAGACGCGCTTACGCGCGTCTCAGCCGCCCTTGAATAAGGCGGTCGTGCAGATTGTAAAGTCGTTTGCATTAGTCTTCTTGTCGAGAATGGCGACTCCTGGAAAGGAGTCCCTCTTCGATGAAAGAGACTGGGTTAGGTTTAATCGTTCTATTGACCAAACCGCAGACAACTTGAGCTTTTTTTGGAACGATCAGGACGAGCACATCGCTTATGCGAAGTATTGGCTCGACTTGATGTTGCTACAGGGGATCGAAGGTCCAGGCGCCCGGCTCGTGGCGAAGGACATACGGTTTGAACTCAAACCCCTGTTTATTGGTTGGTGTCGCCGACGAGTTTCTCGCGCTATTGCAGCAAGAGACTTGTCGTTTTGCTATTCTATGCAAAAGGGCTCTAAGCAGTCTTGGCCTCCTCTAGGGGAAGCTTCGCTGCTCAAGGCTTACAAACGACACCATGAACGGCTTGGAACGGCGAGACCGGCAGTGGACGATTTTCAGTTTTTTAAGACTAAGTCCGGCCTTTTCTCGCTTCGCGATCAAATTATTCGCGTGTCTCATCAGGTATTCGGTCGTCTTACGACCGCTGATATGACAAAGTTCCTTCCGTCGGGGAGTGCGTGCCAGCAGGCTTCGGTACGCAATGGCGGGTGTCTCAGCTTGACACCACAAATGCCACTCCCTCCTGTAATTGAGTCCGTGTCACTTAAGAGGATTCCTAATCGGCTTCCGTATCTCCCAGCGTTACCGCTGGATGTATGCAAGCTTATAGAATCATTTGCCGGTACCGAAATGGCCCACACGAAAATCGTGCGGAAACCTCTCGGCTTACCTGAACTGGCATCTACTTTCGAGACATGGCGTCGGTCTTCATTCTTTCGTGCTTTGCACATGATTGAAGACCAACAAAAGTCGTTGGATTACACTAGCGGCTCGGCTATATTCAAATTTAACCGGATCACGCCTATTGGCATTTTTGAGCCCGGGAAAATTCGGATGATATCCGTCGGAGATGGCAATTTAAATGCCGCCCTTCAGCCCGTACAGGGAGCAATGATTCACGCATGGAAGAACCACGGTTCTTCCACCATGCGTTACTCAGACCTCACTGAACGGATGGATCAGCTTTTCTCCGATGAAGCCTACGCCCATGTGCGTACATTTGCGATTTCGTTCGGCTTCGAACTCTCCGAATTCCTTTTGGTTTCCGGCGACTACGAGGCCGCAACAGATCTGCTTCGAAAAGACGCATCTATCGCTGCGTTAGAGGGACTTAGCCACTTGCCGACGTTCGAGATATTAAAACACTCGTTCGCTACCGGCGTTGCTGACTATCCCACTGACATATGGCCGGATGCGCCTCAGAACTACGTTTTTAACGAGGGCCAGTTGATGGGTCATCCCGCGTCGTTTCCACTCTTGTGTGTTATCAATCTTGCCTGCTACAGATATGCGGTCCTTAAATGGACCGACGATTTGTTTAAAGCAATGATTGCTTGCACACAAAAGGGCGACTACAGGGATATGTTGACTCAACAGATTAATCTGGCCCGTAAGTTCTTTCTCAAGCACGTTATTGTCAACGGTGATGACATTCTATTCCGGATGCCTAATTGCTTTATTTCCATTTGGAAACAGGCGATAGCTGGTGTTGGTTTCAAGCTTTCAGACGGTAAAAATTATATTTCGCCCGATGTTGCTATGATCAACTCTCAGTTATTTCGCAAAACCGCTTGCGGTTTTAAGCGATTAGGTTATCTGAACCAGACTATTGTTACTGGTATGAATGTTAAGTCGTCAGAAGACAACAAATGCACGCCTACTCAGATTGGCCGAGAGATCAACACGATGTGCCGTTTCTGCCCTTGGGCAGCTTCAGCTATTCCACTTTGCTTCTCCCGTTGGCCCCTTTTCAGTCTACCAAAGTACAAGTTTGTTCCTAATTGGTACATGCCTGTTCACCTTGGTGGCTTTGGTGTCGACCCGGTGCTTGCACCCGCTAATCTGAAGTATACCTTACCCCAACGTATAGTTGCGGCGAATTTTTTCAATTCACCACAATCCGCGCTATACCGTTCGGAGTATGGTCTCGACGGACCTACTGCTGATGAGATCAGTCTTATGCGGCCTTATGGCAAGCATTTTGACCGAGCTTATGGCCGGAAGTCCGCTGAGTTCCGACGCCGTCTAGTGAGCCTGCCTTTAAGGCCTATGATTGGTCCTCTCCTGAAGAGTGGTCGCTTTGTGCGTCCTCAAGCTCCAGGGTGGCCAGTCCGGTTCACTATGATCGGTCGCGCCGCCGGACCACGTCAACAATTCGCTAAGAACTTCTCAGCAGTTGTCTCTCTACCTTTCAACTCCTTCTTGAAACCCATGTCAGTCCGAAAAATTCGGAACTTTGACGACGAGTTTGAGTTGACTTCGAGCGACCTTGCTGTCTGCCCACCTTTGCATCCTTTCTTTCAGCCGCCCTTGGAGAAATCCATCGAGAGCGACCCGGAGGCAGATGCTTTTAGTAGGCAAGTTCCCGAACACGAGTTGGAGGTCTATACCGCATACCTTAGTTCACGCAAGCTGAGTGATGCTGACGCGGAACCGGCACCCGCGAACTTTGAGATGATTGAGGCCGATTGGCCCGATCATCTTTAGTCCGCATGGGGTCCAATCGAG